CTACACCTTTAACACCATTCTCATTGTATGCTTCATAAGCTTTTGTTCCTGTGAACATTTCACCAATTGTTTTTGGTGATTGTACTTCTTCTGCATTAGGAATAGCATTAACAGGTGTTTCGTCGACTTCCATAGCTTTTTCGTTTTGAACTTTTGCTTCTTCGATTTTTACATCATCAACAAGTCCAGCAAGTTCTGTGTTGAGACCTTTGATTTTCTCTTTTGCCTCAGGTGTGTACTTACCGTCTTCTTGTGAATCGAAAGCAGCTTTTAGTTCCTCACGAGATTTTGCTATTTGGTCTTTGAGTTCTGTTAATTTACTCATTTAACTTAATCTCCTGTGATTATATTATTCTTCGATTAAGTCGGCTTCCAAAGAGTCAGCAATAATTGCTTGACCTTCTGCCCAAAGCTCCTCAGATTCATCGTCTATTTCTTCTACTTCTGCCTCTGCGACTTCTTCTTCAGATTCGCCAACAGGAACTTCTGCAGGTTCTGCTTCTACTTCCTCTTGGTTTTCCTCTTCTTCTTCAGTCTCTTCTGGCTCAATAACTTCTACTTCCTCAGCAGGTTCTTCTACTAATTCTGCTTCGGCTACTTCAGCTTCAGATTCTTCAACAGGTTCCTCTGTTGGTTCTTCAACGACTTCTTCTAAGTTAGCCTGTTCATCTGCTCCGAAGTTTGTGATAAATTCATCAACTTCTGCCCAAGCATCAGTTAAATCCTCTTGCACACTTCTTAATGCGTCAGTGGCTTTCATACCTAGTCTCCTTCCATCCTTAGCACGCAACATCGCTATGGCGGTAGCTCGTGCCATCAAGTCATTAAACGCAGCAAGCACATCAGTGACTTGTTGTGAAAAAGATTGTTTAATATCTTCTTCAACATCTTCTTCTTCTGAATCAACTTTGTAGTAACTCTTACCATCAATCTCTACGATGTTCACTACTTTACCTAATTCAGTTGCCTCTGCTAATGCTTTAGCAGGGTCTTCGTAAATTGTTTGTAAATCTTTCTCTGGTTGAGGGTCAAGAAGTTGGTCTCTGATATCATTAATATCTTTTGCCAAATCTTTAACTTTATCAACCCACCAACTTGGTAAATCTGCATCTTCATCTTTTGGAAGATTCTTGAGAATATCTTTCATATCTTCTGCAATAGTTCCTAAGGCTTGCATAACAGTATGTTGTGGTGTGTGACCTTTTGGTTTATTACTATTACCTGTTGCTTCATGATATTCTTCATGAGTTTTGCATGGCATAAATACTGTTTGACCATCATCCATTTTATGTGTATGCACTCCTACTGCACAAGACAGTTCTTTAGACCTTTCCATAGCTTCGCCAGGATTATCAAAAACATCTTTATCTAAAGCTACTTTTTCTTCAGAAAAATTATCTTCATAGATATCTTCATTTTTGTCAGTACCATCTTTGACCATCTCTTCTAAAAGTTCTTTATTAGATTTGATTGCCATTGTGTAAGTGTCTTGATTTGCACCTACTAATACTGGTGATACTTCAAAGACTGTAAGGTCTTTTAGATATCTGACATCTTGTTCATCATCTGAATTATCTTTTTTCATTTTTCCATATTCTGAATCATTGACTCTATAACCAAAAGACCATTGCTGTAAATCACCCATGTTCTTTACTAGTTTATAAGCTTCTTGACCAGAATCTGTGTCCATGAAAAACTCACCTTGGAATGTAGCTTTATCTCCATCTTCAGTGATTATTCCTTTTCCAATTGGCATATCCCATTTGTGTGCCCATACCATTGGAACCATTCCTGATTTTGCCCTAGATTTGATAGCTCCAGGTACTACTACGTCTCCATCTGAATCTAAATTGTTAAAAACAGAAAAGACTGCTGATACCTTACCCTCGCCGTCCTCTTTGAACTCGAGGTTAATGTTTTTTATTTCTCTTTCTTGCATGCCTAAATTAAACTCCCAGAGTTGTTCTATTGTTTATATTAGACATTTACCTCAGAATTTAGTGTCTTTTCTTTTGTAATATCCTTTATAACAGTTAGCTTTGATATAGGTTGAGTTACTCTTCTATCGGTTCTCTTATGTTTACCATTTTCTAAGATAGCCCACACTTGCATAGTCGCAGTTTTTTCTTTACCATTTACCGATACTACAACACCATGAACAGTTGATGGGGGTTGAGGGTCTTTATTTATAGACCAGCTTACAGATTGCCCAACTCTAACTGAGTATGCTTTCTCACCACTTTTCTTAGATGAGAGTGGATGTGATGATGGTAACAAATCAGTATCATAAGGTTTTCTTTTGAATCTACCAGTTCTTAAAGCATGTATAAACCCGTTGACCCTGCCCATTCCCCACTGTTCAGCACTTACAACATTACCCCTAACAGAACCTGGTGAGGTTCTATAAGCTCCAATACCTCTTCGGAATACTGCTATAAGTGTTCTTAAATTTGCCCTGTGCTTTGGATTTTTTTCATTATGTTTTTTAACTTTGTTAGTTAAAATTTTTCTAACATTAGCTGAAACTTTGGTTGCAAATATTTCATCAAGTATTTGACCTTGTACTAATAAAGATTTTTTTCTTCTTTCTCTCACAAGTTTTTTTCTTTCAGCAATAATTTCTTTCATTTTTGATTCGCCTATATTTAAAACACCACCCCATTTGATAGCAGCTATAACACCATTTAATCTTGAATCACCTTGATGTCTACTCATGTATCTTTCTCTTCTTTTTACCCAACTTAAAACTGATTCACTTCTATCACCTTTTTGATATTTAGACCATCTAGCAAAAGCATCATTACCTGTAAAAGCAGTAGGAGGATTACCTCCTGTACCAGCCATTCTCCAAATCTCTGGATAATTTTCTTTTAAATCTTTTGCAAAAGCATAAGGAAACATTTTATATTTTGAGTTAGTAATTCTAATAGCTAAATCATCTCCACGACTTGGAAAATTTGTTCTATCTTTTATTGGCTTTTCTTTCTTTTCACTTCTATAACTATCTGACTCTACATTATGTAAAGCCTCTGCTTCTTCAAATGATACTTTTATTTCATCAGGTTCTAAGAAAAAATTCTCATTTGGTCTTTGTGATTTTTTCATATCAGCTAAAAACTTATCTGCTTCAGCTCTTGTTTTAAAACATTTTATAATTTCATTGTTTTCGTGAGTAATAACACAGAAAGCACCATTAGGCATTTGAGCTACATACTTTTCTTCTTCTATTCTCTGAGGTGATTCGATAATATCTTGCCTTGTGGATTCAGGTGGTAAAGCAACTGAGCCCAATAAAGATTTACCTTCATCAGGTGAGAATCTATCTCTCTCTAGAAGTGGTGTACCATCTTCTTGGATTTGAATCATATTCAATGGTCTTAAGTAAACATCATGTCTTTCATCATTATCAAGACCTACTACTTTTCTTGCTTCACCAATTGTTATCCAACCACCTTGAACACCTGTGTTTACTCTTTTATATAAATCATCCATATCTTCTTGCAAAGCTCTGACAGAAGTTACATCGAATTTACATTCTAATTCATTATCTGCAAAATCTTTTTTAAGAAGTTGATGTGTAAGTTCATTTGAGACAATCTTCCACATAGGTATTAATTTTTGCTCTGTGAAAAATTCTCTCAATTCTCTTGTATTATTGTATGTAGCTGAATCAAGTCCAGCACCTAGACCAGCTAAGATTGCTGGAACTCCAAGAACTGCTGATATTCTTTCTTCAGGTAATCTTCTTAATTCTTGTAGCTTCATTTGGTCAGGTGAAAAAGAAACTATATCAACATTCATTGAACCAGATAAAACCATAGGAGCTCCTCTATTCGCACCACCAAACTTTTGTTTGTATGATTCAGAAATAGCTTCTGCTTCTTCCCTAGTTGGTCCACCAAGCGAATCATTCCTTGGTGATAAAACAACTCCAGGTACAGCCATATTGTGTAGTAGAGCAGCTGACCATTGACCTGCAGCCTCGTCTCCTAATATTTCTCTTAATACACCTTTTAATGGAGCATGACCTCTTCTGTGGTCATTAGGGTCTATTCCTTGTCGAATATGTACAATATCATCAACAGGTATCTTCATGTTCTCTCCACCTTTACCATGTTGATAATATTCATAATGTGTAATCAATTCTTCTTGATTGCCTCTTACTTCCACAAGATGAGGCATTATTGGAACAAGTTGTACTACTTGACCTTGAGCATTTTTATTTTTGTAAAGGAAGGCATCACCAACTGTATTCATTGCCAAAACAATGTAGTGACTTAATAAACCAGCTGACATGTATGGATTAGGTCTGGCATACAATTCTGCTACTGGATGTTGAGCAATTTTATCCATATTGCCGTACTCATCAGGTTTACATACATTCAATGTAGGTTCAGAGAAAGCTGTTGATAGTACATTAAGGCATGCGATAACAGCAGAATTTGCTGAACCATCTCCTATCTCGGCTAACTTATCTGATTCGAAAAAACCTGATGTTGTATTGTATCCATATACAGAAACATCATTACCAAACATTTGGTTATAACTAGCTTTTTCTTCTCTACCTCTGATTACATCAAAGGCTTTTAAAAATCTATTTCTATCTTCTGCCATTTACTAGTAAGCTTCCCATGTTCTTCTTTTTTGCATTTCTTGTGCTCCTAGTGCTAAAGCATCTACCATGTCATCATGCGAACCTAATGGAAACGTCAATAGTTCCCTTTCTAAGGTCGGTAGCCATGGAGCTTCTGCTTTAAGTAAAACATCTCCAGCCTCCATCCTAGCCGATAATGGCAAAGCTTTTGTTATTTTATCTTTATCTGCAGGAAATTCTTGTACTCTAAAACCCTCTCTTTGAAGCATTTGTGAAACAGTTTTTGAAAGTCCAACCTTTTCTAAAATCACATGAGTCCATCCATGTCTTTGGTACATCTCTGATATTTGTGGTACTAAATCAGGTCCCTCAACTTTAATTTGTTTCACATCATTTACAAATAAAGTTCCATCACTATGTTTTGCAAAATCTATGATTGCAGTGTAATCAGATGTTTCTGCTGTAGTGACTGCAATATCTGCTGCTCCGAAATGTGTAAGTTCTAATGGGTCATACTCTATACCTTTTGCTTGCCATAAACCATTTTCAGTTTTTTGAAAATACGATATCCATTCAGGTTTTACTATTGATTGTCCATTGTCTACAAACTCTGCAAGATACTCTTGGGTAAATATTATTGAACCAACTTCTTTCTTAGCTACTTCAACTTCATCAGGGTCAATTGCTGGATTATCTACAGTTGAAAATCTAAATGTTTCCCAGTTTTCATCATCTTGTGCATTTGTCCATAAATCATAAAACCAGTTATTCATACCCATGGGTGTAGATATAAATAAAGCAGAACCTTTTCTTTCTGTAAGTGTTGGTCTTAGAACTTCTCTCCATACTTCAGGTTTAATAAATGCAGCTTCGTCCATTACTAGAAAGTCAAGACCTTCACCTCTGAGTCTTTGTGGATTATCAGCAGACTTTGCAGCGATGTATCCACCGTTTTCAAAAAAGACTTCCATGTTTGCGATAGAAACTTTGGGTCTTATCTCTTGAGGAAAAGACATAGCTGCTGCTTCAATTGCTCTCCATCCAACTCTTGCTATAGCAAATGTAGGAGCAACCCACCAAGCTCTCTTACCTTCGAGTGCAGCTTGAATACATAATTGAACACCTAATCTGGTTTTACCAAATCTTCTTCCTGCACAAAGTACTTTCCATCTTGCTTCTGAATTTGCAACAGTCTCTTGAGCTTCATGTAGTTTCGGAAGTACTGCAGAATAGCTT